CAAGCTTAAGACACCTGATAAGACTATTAAGCAAGTTAAAGATGTGGTCAACAAAGGAGCTAAACCAGCTGAACCAATGCCTACTGCACCTAAGTACGCTGAAGAATCAGAAGCCGATGAATCACAAGAGGTTGTCGCTGAAGAAGAGTCAACTGAAGAAACTGAGGCAGTCGATCTAAACGCCGCTATCGAAGAAGATGTTAACGCACTTCTTTCTGGAGAGGATTTATCCGAGGAGTTTAAAGAGAAAGCAAAGGTTATTTTCGAGGCATCTATCAATGCTAAGATCACTGATATCGAGAATCAACTAAACGAGGAGTATGAGAAAGCACTCAACGAACAGGTTGAGGAAATCAAAGTCGAACTCACTGAGAGAACAGACGCATACCTCGAATATGTCGCCCAAGAATGGATGGAAGAAAATGCTCTCCAAGTCGAGAACGGAATCAAGACTGAGATGACAGAATCATTCATGGAAGGCATGAAAAAGCTTTTTGAAGAACATTATGTAACCCTACCTGAAGATAAATATGATGTCCTAGAAAACATGGTGGACAAACTTGATGAAATGGAAACCAAGCTCAATGAGCAGATAGAAAAGAATGTTGCACTTAACCAAAGACTTGGTGAGTCAACTGCACAGACTATCTTTAATAACGTTGCTGAAGGACTTGCAGTATCTCAAAAAGAGAAGCTCCAAAGTCTTGCAGAAAGTGTTGAGTTTGAAAGTGAAGAATCCTATCGTGGAAAGATCGAAACTCTGAAAGAATCTTATTTCGGACAGAAGAAGACAACAACCACAGCGTCCGCTCCTCAAGAACTAAAAGAAGAAGCAGCACACGTTGAGCCAGCTACTGGTGCAATGGCCGCTTATCTTGAAGCACTTGGACGAATGAAATAGGAACTCGTTAATTTTTAAAACAACCTAACAAGACGATGCAACAAAACATCAATTATCAACAACTCACTGAAAAGTGGGCTCCACTGCTAGACGCAGAAGGAGCAGACGCAATCAAGGATCAACACAGACGTAATGTTACTGCTGTTCTTCTTGAGAACCAAGAGCAAATGCTCAGAGAAGAGAATGCTTTCCAAAGCTTAACAGAGGCATCACCAACTAACTCCGCTGGAACAGGTGGATTTACAGGTGGAGCAGCACCAGCTGGCCCTGTTGCTGGTTTCGACCCAGTTCTTATCTCACTCATCCGTCGTGCAATGCCTAACTTGGTCGCATATGACCTTGCTGGTGTTCAGCCAATGAGTGGCCCAACAGGACTTATCTTTGCGATGAGATCCAGATTCACTAATCAGAGTGGAGATGAGGCACTATTCGATGAGCCAGATACAACATTCTCTGCACAGAATAGTTCACAGAACCTTACATCTGGATTTACAGATGTCGCTGCTGGTTTCGGTACAACTTCTCCTCAGAAGGGATCAAACCCAGGCGCACTAAACCCAGTTGGATCTGCAACAACTAGTGCATACAACGTTGGACAAGGTATGGTAACAGGAGACTCTGAGGCACTCGGAGATGCTGCTGCTAACGCCTTCAACGAAATGGCATTCAGTATTGAGAAAGTTACTGTGACTGCGAAGTCCAGAGCACTCAAAGCTGAGTACAGTTTAGAATTAGCTCAAGACCTTAAGGCAATCCACGGATTGAACGCTGAGTCTGAGTTAGCAAACATTCTATCAACTGAGATTCTTGCTGAAATCAATAGAGAAGTTATTAGAACTATCTACAAGTCCGCAGAACAAGGTGCTACAATTAACACCGCAACTGCTGGAACGTTCGACTTAGACACCGACAGTAATGGTCGTTGGTCAGTTGAGAAGTTCAAAGGACTTCTATTCCAGATTGAAAGAGATGCGAACCAAATCGCACAAAGAACTCGTCGAGGAAAGGGTAACGTTGTCCTTTGCTCCGCCGACGTTGCTTCAGCTCTAACAATGGCTGGAATCCTAGACTACACCCCTGCACTTAACGCTAACTTAAACGTTGACGATACTGGTAACACATTTGCTGGTACACTTGCTGGTAAGTACAAAGTTTACATCGACCCATTCGCTGCAAACAATGACGCTAATCAGTACTACGTTGTTGGTTACAAGGGTACTAACCCTTATGATGCTGGTTTATTCTACTGCCCTTACGTTCCATTACAGATGGTAAGAGCTGTGGGACAAGACACATTCCAACCAAAAATTGGCTTTAAGACTCGTTACGGAATCGTTGCAAACCCATTTGCAGAAGGTAACGTATCTAACCAAGGTCTTGGAAGACTTCTATCCAACTCAAACCGTTACTACAGAAGAGTAAAGGTTACAAACCTAATGTAATTCAGATAATTACAATCTTACAAGAGACCCAAATGGGTCTCTTTTTTTATGCCTATATAATATACGAATTTGTGTATTAATTATGAGTGATTCATATATTAAGCCTGAGGATAGACCTCAACCAAAGAAGAAAAAAGTTATTCATGTCAACTGGAAATGGATATCTCTTGGTTTAGTAGGTAGTTTGTTCACTGTGTCTCAACTAGGCATGGTTGGATATATTGCTACAAGAAAAACTGAACCGACACTACCAAGTATCAATCCTCCAGTGGGCCCTTACACATCATATAAAGTCAGTGTATCAGACGAGGGATATGCTATTTCATATAAAGCAAACGATCCTAAGACTGCATATATTACTAAGGACATCAAAGAGAAGGGTGGTTTCTTAGGATTAGCAACAAACAAAACTACGATTGCAGAAGAATACTTCATGGATGGTCAGACCAACCAAGGTGGTGCAGTATCTAACAATCGTTCATGGTTAGATCAGAAGCCTGGATTGACTCAAGGACAATCAGATGAGATAACTGCTGCCCGAAAAAGTGAGGCCTGTATCAAAGCAATCGGAAGTGCAGAGGGTACAGGAAGACTTGTGGGTACTTCAGTTGGTGCAGCTGCTGCTCCTACTCTTAGTACTATTCCCTTTGTTGGTTGGGTCGCTGCTGGTTGGGTGGCTATGTTTGGTGGTAATCAAGGCGCAGAGATAGGTGGTGGTATGGCGGAAGACCTTAATAAAAACTGCTAAATAATTAAAAAATCCCATGCCAGTAAGTAACAATCCTTTTGTTAGGCAAATTAAAAATAGGAATTTTCTCTCGCCTGCTGGATTCAAATTTTCTTTGGCTAAAACACCAAAGGTAGATTTCTTTTCACAGTCAGTTTCAATACCAAACATTGATCTTGGAGTAGCTGTTCAGACTACTTACTTGAGAGATATTCCTGTGCCTGGAGATAAATTAACTTACGGTGATCTAAATATAGAATTTTTTATAGATGAAAATTTAGAAAACTATTTACAAATGGAACGATGGATGAGATCTCTTGGATATCCAGAGACTCTTGGAGAAGCAGTGTCTTTAGATCCTCAAAAAGATAGTCTGTTAGATGGTGCCAGATCGGATGGAACTCTGTTAGTATATAATAGTAGCTTCAATCCAATTGCAAAAATCCTCTTTAAGGATATGTTTCCAGTTTCATTAACACCAGTTCCATTTAGCGCTGATGCAACTGATATAAATTATATTATGGCGACAGCTACTTTCAAATATACTATTTTTAATGTGGAGAGTTTAGTAGAGAATGAATCTTGAGTTCATACAAGGACTTTGGGATAAGGATTCGGTTATAGATCAAGAATTATTACACTCAGAATCTATAAAAGTACCAGCCTTACACGCAAAGTATTATAAAATTTACAATAATATCCTGACTTTAAGAAAGGCACAGGAAACACAATTTAAAATCCTAAAAAAAGAGAAGTGGATATACTACAGTGGTAAAGCATCACCAGATGTATATGCAGAAAAACCTTTTGACTATAAAGTTCTCAAAGCAGACTTAGACAAATACTTTGATGCAGACGAGGATCTTATAAAATGCACAGCAAAGATTGAATACTATCAGATAATGTTAGAATATCTAGAGAGTATTCTAAAAGTTATACAGAATAGAACATATCAAATCAAAAATGCCATTGAATGGCAACGATTTACTAATGGGCTATGAGTGACCTTACTATCTCTAAAAAAAATGAAGTACATCTTGTAGTAGATGCTGAACCCCATGTTCAACAAGAACTATCAGACTACTTTACTTTTGATGTTCCTGGCGCAAAATTCATGCCGCAATACAGGAATAGACATTGGGATGGTAAAATAAGATTGTTCTCCACTGCTACAGGGGAAGTTTACGTTGGATTATTAGATAAGATAGTTTCTTGGGCAAAGAAAGCTAACTATGGTGTCAAATTTTTAGACAATGAAACATATGGAACACCATTTGAGGAGAATGAAGAGATATCATTAGAAGGTGTAAAGGATTATATGACTGCCATTTCTAGTTTTAAACCTAGAGATTATCAGATAGATGGTGTATTTGATGCACTCAGAAATAATAGAAGGTTAATTATATCACCCACTGGATCAGGCAAATCATTAATGATCTATGCCGTGACAAGATATCATGTGGGTAGGAAAAGAAGAATATTACTTGTAGTTCCCACTACGTCTCTTGTAGAACAAATGTATAAGGACTTCACTGACTACGGTTGGGATGTAGAAAAATATTGTCATAGGGTATATTCTGGTAGAAATAAAAATGGACAACAACGTGTAACAATATCAACTTGGCAATCTATCTACAAGATGGACAGGCATTGGTTTTCTCAATTTGATGTAATTGTTGGAGATGAGGCACATCAATTCAAATCTAAATCTCTTATCAATATCATGTCTAAACTTAGAGATACTAAGTATAGATATGGATTTACTGGTACGTTAAGTGGTACACAGACTCATAAATGGGTTCTAGAGGGGTTATTTGGCCCATCATACAAAGTAACCAAGACATCAGAACTACAGGCCAAAGGACAACTGGCGAAGTTATCCATACGGATTATACTACTTAAACATGATCCACGCCCGTTTGATGAATATAGGGAAGAAATGAACTATATCATAGAACATGAGAGAAGAAATGAGTTTATCAAGAATCTCACTTTGACTCTGAAAGGCAACACTTTAGTCCTGTACAGTAGAGTTGAAGCTCATGGTGAACCATTATATAACTTAATAAATAATAGTGTACAAGATGATAGAAAGGTATTTTATGTACATGGTGGAGTCGATGGCGAAGAAAGAGAGGAAGTTAGATCAATTACAGAGAAAGAGAAAGATGCAGTCATTGTTGCCAGTTACGGCACCTTCTCAACTGGAATTAACATTAAGAATCTTCACAATGTAGTATTTGCATCACCTTCCAAATCTAGGATTCGTAACCTTCAATCTATTGGTAGGGTTCTAAGAAAATCTAAGGACAAAACCAAAGCTATGTTGTACGATATCGCAGATGATATTACATTCAATTCTAAAAGGAATTACACCTTGAATCATCTCATAGAAAGAATTAAAATATATAAAGAAGAAGACTTTCATTATGAACTGTCCCACATCAAACTAAAATAAGATGGAAGAAGAATTCTACGCATCAGTAAAATTAGTGTCAGGCGAAGAGATCTTTGGAGAGGTTATGCCCTCTGAAGAGAATGGTCGCACGGTTTTGATTATTAGTGATCCTGTAGAAATTGAAACGGTGAGTATGAATGGATCTCATGAAGGACTCAGAATGATGCCATGGTTGAGAAGTATGCCTACCGAAGGTATTATAATTATTCCAATGGACAAAGTTATTACTGTAGTTGAGGCGAGAGAAGAGTCCGAGGTGGTCGCCTATTATCAAAAATTTATTATGACTAATCTAAGTGGGGGATCTTCTGAAAAAATTAAAGTGACAAAGAAGATGGGATATGTAATTTCTGTTGAAAAGGCTAGAGAACACTTAGAGAATATCTTTAAGAAAGATAGCTAGCTAAATTGCTCTTGCGCTCTGACAGAGCTATTGTACATCTAAATCCAGCACTTGTCAAGCGTTTGATTTTGTGGTATACTAAAACTAACAAAAGAGGTAATATAAAATGCCCGCAAAAGGTACTAGAACTAGGAAAAGATCCGAACATTACGTTAACAATAAAGAGTTTTTATACGCTATTGTACAGTATAAGGCTGATGTTAAGGAGGCGGAAGAGAACGGTGATCCTAAACCACGCATTACCAATTACCTTGGAGAGTGTTTTGTAAAAATCGCGACTCACTTATCATACAAACCAAATTTCGTAAACTACATGTTCCGTGAGGATATGATATCAGATGGCATCGAGAACTGCGTTCAATACATACATAACTTCAATCCAGAGAAATCTACGAATCCTTTTGCTTACTTCACTCAAATCATACACTATGCTTTCCTCAGACGTATACAGAAAGAGAAAAAACAAATGGAGATCCGTGAAAAGATCATTGAGAAGTCGGGGTATGATGAGGTTATGCATGTTGACGACGATGGCGGCTATTCTAGCGATTACAATTCAATAAAAGAGGCAGTACAAACAAAAATGAATCAATGAAGTTAACACAAGAACTAATTGACCAGATACAAGAAGCAATGCTACACACTAAAAAAGATGGTAGTATTAACTGGAAGGATGATGATGAAGTTGTAGTTCAGTTGGCAGGGACATTTGCTGCTGATAGGTTCATTGTCATTAAGAATAAAACAAAAGACCCAGTGGTATCTGCTGCACCACACCCATACTTTGACTATGAAAAGAAAGTCTTTACTAAAGATGGTAGAGAAGAATACATGAAACAACAAGCGGAGCAACAACAACAATGAAGATAGCGATAATAACTGACACTCACTTCGGAGGTAGAAGGGGTAATAAGATATTTCATGACTTCTTTCAAAAATTTTACGACAATATATTTTTTCCAGAACTAGAGAAAAGAGGTATCAAATATTGTATCCACATGGGAGATGCTTTTGATAACCGAAAGAACATAGATTATTGGTCACTTGATTGGGCTAAGGAACATGTATATGACAAGTTTGAAAAATTAGGCGTCCGAGTTTGGCAACTCGTAGGTAATCATGATGTCTATTATAAGAATACAAACAAGATCAATTCAATAGATTCACTCCTAGAACACTATGATAATATAGTTCCCATATCTAAACCAGACACATATGATATAGACGGATTCAAAGCAATGATGTTGCCTTGGATATGTGATGAGAACTATCAAGAAACTCTTGCAGCTATAGAAAAATCAGATGCTAAGATGGCTTTTAGTCATTTGGAACTCAACGGATTTGAATTATACCCAGGCATGTTCCAGCAGGGTGGTATTGATAAAGGTATTATTTCTAAGTTTCCCACAGTATTCTCAGGACATTATCACACCAGAAGCAATGATGGTCAAGTCTTTTACTTAGGTAATCCATATGAAATGTATTGGAATGATTGTGGAGATAAGAGAGGTTTTAGTATCTTAGATACAGAAACAGGAGAGATTGAGTTCATAGAGAATACAAATCATATTTTTGAAAAGATATATTATGAAGACACTCCAGCAGAACTATTCAAAGCACATCTGTATAAAGATAAGATAGTCAAATTATTCATTAGATCTAGGAAAAGTCAATTACAATATGACAAATTTCTTGATAAACTTATGAAAGCTGGCATCATAGATTTAAAGGTAGTTGAAAATACTGCAATCAATGATACAGAAGTAGATTTGGACAGTGAAAAGATAGAAGATACTCTAACACTTCTTAATAAATATATTCAAGAGTCTGACTTTGATTTGGAAAAAGAAAGAGTCAAGACACTTCTCAAAGAAGTTTATCTAGAAGCTTGCGAAGCAGAGTAATGTACATTCTATCACTTCAAGGAAAAGAAGGAGAAGGAGCCTATGCTGTCACAAATGATGATGGTCACAAGGCTTTGTATCTTTTTGAACAAGAAGATGATGCTACAAGATACGCAGGCTTGTTAGAAGCTAACGAAGCACTCCCCTTGACAGTTGTGCAAATAGATGATACACTGGCAGTAGAGACATGTCAAAAACACAAATACAAATATGTTATTATCTCACCTGATGATATAGTGATTCCGCCAAAAGATTATGATAATATTCAAAACGATACGGTGGCGTAATTTCCTATCAACTGGTAATCAGTTTATAATTGTAAGTTTTCAAAAATCCCCGACAAATTTAATAGTAGGAGCAAATGGAGCGGGTAAATCTACTATTTTGGATGCGTTGACTTTCGTTTTATACAACAAACCCTTCCGTAAAATTAAGAAAGCACAGTTAATCAATACTGTGAATGAGAAAGAGTGCGAAGTACAGATAGAATTTGAGATACAAGGTAAGATTTATACCATTGTAAGAGGTATGAAACCTACTTTATTTGAGATTTATGTTGATGGGAAGAAACAAGATCAGTTTGCCAATCAATTAGATCAACAAGCACACTTAGAAAATAATATACTTAGACTTAATTACAAATCATTCACTCAGACAACTATTTTAGGATCTGCAACCTTTGTTCCTTTCATGCAACTAGGTAATTCTGATCGCAGAGCTATTGTTGAAGACGTATTGGACATCAAAATATTCTCTGGTATGGCAAAAATACTCAGAGATAAGATTAGTAAGGCAAATACACAGATCAGGGAACTCACTATCAAGAAAGAAATGATAGAAGAGAAGATAGAAATGCAAAAAAACTTTATTGCTGACCTTGATAAGAGTGGAAAAAAGAGAATTAAGGATACAAAAGATAAAATTGCTATCATGTTTGAGGATACTTCTGGTCTTATGGGAGAAAATACCAAATATGACAATTTGATTAAGACAAAGTATCAACCAGAGTTAGAAAACTTATCATCTGCCCGTGTTTCTCTTAAGAAAATGAACACAATTAAGGCAAAATTGGAACAAAGGATACAGAATATAACATCCGATCATAAGTTTTTTACTGATAACGTATCATGCCCTACATGTGGACAACATATAGAAGAAGAGTTTCGCTTAAATAAAATTGAAGACATAGAAGGTAAGGTCAAAGAGATTAATTCCGCTTATAAAGACCTTACCAAGTCTATAAATGAAGAACAAAAAAGAGATTCTAAGTTTATAGAAATTTCTAATCAAATCACTCAACTAACGAATGACATTTCGACAAACAATTTTAAAATTTCTCAGTATCAACGACAGATCGGAGATTATGAATCAGAAATTCAAGAGATTACCGAACAAATTGCAAACAGAAATACTGAACGAGCCGCTCTTAAGTCACTCAAAGGCGAGTTAACAAGTGTAGAGAAAGATAAATCAAAAAATAGTGAAGATATAGACTACTTAGACTTTGCTAATTCCATGATGAAAGATTCTGGAGTTAAAGCAAAGATCATAAGAAGGTATTTGCCTGTCATGAATCAGAAGATCAATAAGTATCTTCAGATGATGGACTTCTATATCAATTTTACTTTAGATGAACAGTTTAATGAGAGAATAAAATCACCTATACATGAGAAATTCAGTTACGAATCATTCTCTGAGGGGGAGAAAATGCGAATTGATCTTGCTATTCTGTTTACTTGGAGAGATATTGCTAAGATGAAAAACTCTCTCAGCACTAACTTATTGATACTTGATGAGATATTTGATAGTTCACTTGATGGGTTTGGAACTGATTACTTTACTAGAATTATTAAATATGTTGTAACCGATGCAAATGTATTTGTCATATCACACAAGACAGATGAATTGGTTGACAAGTTTGACAACATATTAAAATTTGATAAGATAAAAGGATTCAGTAAACTTACTACTTAGAACAATGAAAGTCCCTAATTGGCAGCATCATTCCAAGAAGGAACAGAAACGCCACCTCAAACCTCAAGCATTAAGGCAAGCAAGAAAAAGAAGAAACCACTTGAAAAAGTGTCTACTTAACCCTCCCAAGCGGAGGGTTTTGGAGTATCATGGAGGTATAAGATAAGAAAGTCCAATGAACGTCAACCACGAAATCAAATCACAACTCGCTAAATTACTCGCTACAGAAGACCTAGTTGTAGAACATCGTAAAGTTGAAACCGCTGAGTTTAACGTACAGACAAGAGTTTTGACTCTACCTCTCTGGGACAAGGCATCCGAAAATGTAATTGATATGTTAGTCAGTCATGAGGTTGGTCATGCATTATATACACCTGATGAAGAGTGGTGGTTAGATTATGAAATACATCCTAGTTTTGTAAACATCGTAGAAGATGCTCGTATTGAGAAGTTGATGAAGAGAAGATATGATGGTATCTCAAAGACTTTCTATAAGGGTTACACTGAGTTGCACAATGATGATTTCTTTCAAGTCAAGAAGAAAAATATATCTGAGATGATTCTTGCTGACCGCGTAAATCTTCACTACAAGATTGGCACATACTATGATATTCCATTCTCTTCAGATGAAAGATTCTTTATAAACAAGATTGATTTATGTGAGACCTTTGAAGATACACTTAAAGCAGCAAAAGCATTATATGATTACTGTCTTGCGGAAGAGAAAAGAAAAGAAGAAGAGGCATTTACTCATGATGCAGAAGATTTCTCTAACTTTGATCTTGAACTTGATGAAGATGGTGATGGTGAGAGACCCATGACAGGCACTAAATCAGAAGCAGTTGATACTGATTCTGAAGGTGATGTTGATGATGATGGTGAGCAACAAGAAGAGACTGAGATTGAGATTAAAGTTGATACACATATTGGTGGACATGAGGGTGTCACTGAAGTATCTGCAGAAACAGTTGAGAGTCTTGATGAGGCACTTAAGAACTTAACAAATGAAGGTGCAAGAGAGAATGTTTATCTTGAGTTACCAAAACTTGATATTGATAGAGTAATTATTTCTAATCAAGAGATACATGATAAGTGTCATGAGAGATTAGTTGAGGCACAAAGAAAGGTAGAAGAGCAAGAGAAAAAGAAGTTAGAAGTTGATCAAAGACATTGGCAGTATTATGAGCAGTATGGTATGAAAAAATATCTTGATAAAACAGAAGAAGATTTTGCCAAGTTCAAGAAGTCTGCACAGAAAGAAGTTAACTATCTTGTTAAAGAGTTTGAGTGTAAGAAGTCTGCATCTGCATATGCTCGTGCTACTGTAAGTCGTACTGGTGTTCTTGATACAACTAAGTTACATACTTACAAGTACAATGAAGATCTATTCAAGAAAGTTTCAGTGATTCCCGAAGGTAAGAATCATGGCCTTGTATTCATACTTGATTGGTCTGGTTCAATGTCTCATGTGATGATGGACACAATCAAGCAGTTATACAACCTAATGTGGTTCTGTAAGAAAGTTCAGATTCCATTTGATGTTTATGCTTTCACTACTTCATATCCTAAAACAGATCGTGATGACAGAGGATATGTTTCACCTTTATATGAAGCAAAAGACAACATGATGGTTGTTGAAAATCAATTCTCATTGATGAATCTTTTCACAAGTCAGACTCGTATCAAAGAGTTGAATCAACAGATGTTGAATATCTTCCGTATTGTAGGTGGATACAGAGATTATACTGCTCGTGATCTCACACCATTTGGACTTGAGTTATCAGGTACACCTCTGAATGAAACAATCGTTGCACTTCATAATCTAATTCCACAGTTTCAAGCAAGAACTAAAGTTGAGAAAGTTAACTGTGTAATTCTTACAGATGGAGAAGGTTATCAACTTTCATATCATAGAACAGTGAATAGAAGTCTCATGGGTGAGTCTTACTTTGGTAGAGGTAATTTTGGTGAAGGATGTATTCTTCGTAATCGTAAAACTGGTAAGACATATAACTGTGGTTATCAGTATCATGATTTCACAAAGATGTTACTTCGCAATATCTCTGATGAACTATTAAATGTTAACTTCGTAGGTATTCGTATCATGGATGGTAGAGATGCCAAGCATTTTGTTCAGATGAACAGCGAAGACTATAATAGTCCAGAGGTTGAAAAGACTATGCAACAATGGAGAAAGACTAAGACTCTAATCTTAGAAGATGTAGGATACAAAGTATATCTTGGATTATCATCATCAGCTGTTGGTAATGATGCAGACTTTGAAGTTAAGGAAGATGCATCAAAGGCAGATATCAAGAGAGCATTTACAAAGAGTCTTAAGAACAAAAAGATGAACAAAAAGATTCTGAGTAAGTTTATTGAGATGGTTGCCTAAATAACAGCAGATCAATATAAAAGTACAATGAGTAGATTTGGAGACTTAATAGGTGGTGGATCAGTTACACCACCTGTCGTAGACACAGCACCATCATCTGTAGAACCTGTGATAGAGGAAGCACCTAGACCAGAGGAGGAGATTGCAGAGATATATGAAAGTGACGTTTCGTTTCAAGATATGTCAAAAGATGAACTTGAAGACTACGGACGCACTGTTGGTATAGAGTTAGATAGAAGACATAATAAAAAGAAATTAATTCAAGAACTAGAAGATCATTTAGAGTCATAGTGACAGTTGACAAACTGTCCACTTTTTATTGTCATGGGGGATACATGAACTATAATAAGTACATAACAAACAAACCCCTTTTATTATGGCAAACCTTTTTGAAATCAAAATGACTCGTGAAGAAATTATTGATGGTCTTAGATCACAATACGGTTCTGAATTTACTACTCCCGAAGTTCGTGCATGGTGTGCCATGAACGATATTACATATCAAACAGTTACTAAAAAACTGAAAGAATTCAAAGTAACAAAAGGTAAGTGGAACCTTGAAGTTACACAGGAAGTTGTAGAAGATATCGAAAGATCATTTGCAGCACCTGCAGCAGCACCCGCAGTTGTAGCACCAGTTGCACAAAATCTTATACCAGAAGTTGATGAGACATTCGTAAAGTTTGGCCCATTTGCTGATGTTAAAAAGATTATTCAATCAAAGTTATTCTATCCTACATTCATCACAGGATTGTCAGGTAATGGAAAGACGTTCTCTGTCGAGCAAGCATGTGCTCAACTAAATAGAGAGTTGATTCGCGTGAACATCACGATAGAAACAGATGAAGACGATCTTATTGGTGGGTTTCGTCTTGTTGATGGTAACACTGTTTGGCACAATGGGCCAGTTATCGAATCTTTGGAGAGGGGAGCTGTACTCCTTTTAGATGAGATCGATCTAGCATCTAACAAGATACTATGTTTACAATCTATTCTTGAAGGTAAAGGTGTCTTCTTGAAGAAGATAGGAAAGTGGGTAAAACCTGCTACAGGATTCAACATTATAGCAACTGCTAACACCAAGGGTAAAGGATCTGAGGATGGTAGATTTATTGGAACTAATGTTCTTAATGAAGCATTCCTTGAGAGATTCCCTGTGACCTTTGAGCAATCATATCCTCACATCAAGATTGAGGAAAAGATGTTACGTCTTCACTCTGCAAGTGTTGGTGTTCATGATGATGAGTTTATCAAGAAACTTGTTGATTGGGCAGATATTATTCGTAAGACATTTTATGATGGTGGTATTGAAGAGATCATCTCAACTCGTAGACTTGTTCACATCATTCGTGCATACTCAATTTTCAAGAACAAAGCGAAAGCAATTGAGAATTGTGTGAATCGTTTCGATGATGAAACAAAACAGTCATTCATGGAATTGTATGATAAAGTAGATTCAGATGTAGATTTTGACAAGGAGTCCGATGAATCTGTGGGGTAACTACAAGAAAGTATTACACGATACCTTTGATCTCCAGTTTGCTCATCCGTGGGCAGATTGGGAGTCCAAGGGTACTGTGCTTTCTGCAAAAGTCTTTAAACATGATTACATTATAAAATCACGAGTAGTGGAGATTTGGAATGAAAAGTCTAGCATATACAACAACATCATCTATCCTAAAACAGGCAGTAATCTTCCATGTTTTGGTATGGATCTTATGGGATTCTTTGACAAGAAGGTCATTATTGTCTTTGACTTCCAACATCCTGTAGAAAACTATTTGTTCTCTGTAGATGGTTTACCAAAACAAGATGGAGACATTCGTTTCTTTGAACCTGGTAATCATTTTTCAGAAAACATTTATGTGGTCAAGTGCACTATGGATGAGGTAGATGAGCACCTTGATATGTTTAAGACTTACTTGACAAAGTTCAAGGATATGTTAGAATTAAAGAAACCAACTGGAACTAATACTAGTTTGTATAAAGACTTCGATGCTTATATGACTAAACTTGATCCTGTCTCAGGTTATCTGAGTGGTAAGTTTGGAAAAGAAAAAGCAGAGAGTCTTGTAAACGATTTTCTATTTACATATGGTTAATGCGTGGAGTTTAGCAGCATCTATTTTAGATGGAACATTTGATGAGGATTATCCAATCATGAAGAAAAAAGAAGTTGATGAAAAAACAGGATTGTGGAAAGAACCAGATCCATATTATGGTTATGAACCTGATGGTCTTGACTATGATATAAATCTATCTACAGCAGATATATATGATGCAGTATGGGGTGATGGTAGAAATCCTTATAGTCATCTTAACTATGAGCCGAAGTCAACACACTTTTACAAGTATCATGAAGAAGAGATTCTAAAAGATATTGAAGAATATGTATCGGGAACATATCAAGGACACTATACAGGAAACTCTCATGAGTTTCGTAAGGTTCAAACAATTGATTTGATGGCATCTAAGGATTTAGCAGCTGCCTTTTGTCAAGCAAATATAATTAAGTATGGAAGTAGGTATGGAAATAAAGATGGAAAGAATAAGAAAGACTTGTTAAAAGTCATACATTATGCTATGCTATTAGCACACTTTGATGGACATTATGGGGAACCATCTATGCCATCTGGAAACTTCGATCAAATGCCTTAATTATGCAAACTTTTCAAACTAGTGAATCTCTTGAGTCTATGAAACTATCAGAAAAAACATTTAATTTATTAAAAAACTTTTCTTCAATAAATCAATCAATATTATTCAAAGAAGGTAAGTCTCTTCGCACAATGTCTGTGATGAAAAATATTCTTGCTGAAGTTGAAATTGAAGAAGATTTTCCAAAAGATTTTGCAATTTATGATCTTGTTCAGTTCTTGAATAATGTATCTCTTTGTGCAAATCCAGAATTAGATTTTACAAATGAATCTTATGTTAAAATTGTAGATGGAAAACATTTTGAAAC